ATCTGATATAATTTATTCGATCTCTCCAACAGATACTCCATTTATGAGTGGTATCGGCAAATCCAAAGGAACTGCTGTACTGCATGAATGGCAAACAGACGCTTTAGCTGCGGCAGCATCTGACAACTACCAAATTGAGGGTGACGAAATCGCTTTCGCTGCTCCATCAGCTACAACTAGACTTGGAAATAGAATGCAAATTTCTAGAAAGTCTGTAATTGTATCTGGTACTTTAGATTCAGTATCTAAAGCTGGTAGAAACAATGAGTTAGCTTACCAAATCTCTAAAGCTTCTAAAGAGCTTAAAAGAGATATGGAAACTTCTCTAACTGCAAACCAAGCACCAGTAACTGGTGATGATTCTACTGCTAGAAGATTAGCTGGTTTAGAATCTTGGATTAAAACTAACACTTCAAAAGGTGGCGGTTCTGGTGCAGATCCAACAACTTCTGGTACAAATGCTAGAACTGACGGAACTCAAAGAGCTTTCACAGAAGCACAGCTTAAAGATGTAATTAAGAAGTGCTGGGATGAAGGTGGAGATCCAAATATGATTATGCTTGGTTCATTCAATAAGCAAATACTATCTGGCTTTACTGGTGGTTCAACTAGATTTGATCCAGCAGAAAACAAAAGATTAGTTGCTGCTGTTGATGTGTATGAGTCTGATTTTGGTGCGATGACTGTTGTACCTAACAGATTTAGCAGAAGCAGATCAGCTTATGTAATAGAGCCTGATATGTTTGGCGTTGCGTTTTTAAGAGATTTCCAACTTATGGATCTTGCAAAAACTGGTGATGCTACTAAACAGGCATTGTTAGCAGAATACACACTTGTTTCTAAAAACGAAAAAGCAAGTGGTGGTATTTTTGATTTAACAACATCATAATCTTAATAGTATATGGAGGGGAGCAATCCCCTCTGTATTTTAAATCAATCAATTTTGTTTGGTCTTTGAAGTCAATCAATGGCGGAACGAAGCAAATAAAGGAAAATAAAAATGAGAACATTAAACGATTATTTTTTAACTGCTGAAATAGAAGATATTTCAACTGCATCATCTACATTTGTTGCAGTACCTGATGGTGGCAGAATAATTAAAATTATAACTGCATTACAAGGAGCTATCTCTGGTGGAGATGCAGCAATTAGTTTTGAAATAGGTGGTACTGCTGTAACTGGCGGTGGCATAACTGTTGCAAATTCTGGTTCTGCTGCTGGAGATGTTGATACAGCAGAGCCTACAGCTTTGAATTCAGTATCAGAAAATGGAACTATTGAAATGATTACTAATGGTGGTTCTACAGGAACTAAAAAGCTTTTAGTAACATTTGTAATTAGAAGATAACAGAATTTGGGGGATCTTGCCTAGCGGTACTTCCCCCAGATACACAACAGTATTTTATAAAGGAGAAACAAACTATGCCAATGGTAGGAAAAAAGAAATTTAGTTACACAAAAAAAGGAAAAATGGCTGCTAAGAAGTATGCCAAGAAAAAAGGTACAAAGGTTAAGAGTAAATAATAATGAAGGGTAAAATGAAAAGCAAATCAGTTCTAACTGCTAAACAAAGAACTTTACCTAAAAAGCTTCAAGCAAAGATTGTTAAATCTAAAATGAAGAAAAAAAGAAAATAAGGAGTAAAATAACATGGCTTTTAATTATGGTTTAAGACCAACAACAGTACAAATGATGAGTTCATCAGGTACATCAAGTCAATCAAGTGCATTTGGTGCATTTACATTGTATGTAAGAATTTGTGCTGATGCTGATTGTCATATTTTGTTTGGTTCAAATCCTACAGCTACATCAAGCAGTATATTTATCCCAGCAGATCAACCTGAAATATTTAAGGTTAATCCAGGTGAAAAAGTTGCAGCTATTGGTTCAGCAAATGTTTCTGTTTCAGAACTTGCGTAGTGGCTAGGCAAAAATTTGTTCATTTTGTTCCAAGACCTAAACCAAAAAAATTAGGTAAGCACAAAAAAAGATTAAACAAATCAGAAAAAAGACAAATGAAACTTACAAGGTATAAAGGGCAAGGTAGGTAATGGGTAAGATTAGTACAGAAAAAACTGGATTACTTACAGAAAATTTTTATGCTACTGAAAAGGGTGTTGTTCAAGAAAGAACAGTAAATCACAAACCTATTATTGAGAGTAATAAAAAATTATATACTCAAAATGATGGGTATAGCCCAGACAAAGGTTTAAAAAGAATAGCCTCTATACCTACAATAGTTTTAGAAGTTTGGGCTAAAGAATATAATGGCGATCAAAACAAAGGTAATTGGTTTGCTTTACCAAAAGATGTTCAAACAAAAATTTTAAAAGAAAAATTAAACAGTTCTGACTATAGATATTTCAGAACAGCACCAGGTAAATTTTAATGGCACTATCAACATATTCAGAACTAAAATCATCAATTGCTAATTTTTTAAACAGATCAGATTTAACAACTGAAATACAAGATGATTTTATAAAATTAACAGAAGCTGATTTTAACTCAAAACTAAGAGTTAGAAAAATGATTGCACAATCAACACTAACGATTGATAGTGAAACAGAAGCTTTACCAACTGGTTTTTTACAAGTAAGAGATTTTTATATTTTAAGTGGTAGTACAAAATATCCATTAAGATACATGACACCTAGTCAAATGGATCAAGTTAAAGGTACATCTGTTACAGGCATACCACAAGCTTATACAATATTAGGTGATACATTTAGATTTACACCGAAGCCTGATTCCACTTATACAGGCTATATAAATTATTATAAAAAATTTGACGCTTTGTCAGATACTAATACTACAAATTTTATATTAACAGATCATCCAGCAATTTATTTGTATGGATCTTTATTTCATGCAGCAAACTTTTTAGGTGGTGTTAATCCACAACAAGTTCAATCTTGGACACAAATGTATGCAACAGCTATGGAAAGATTAGAATTAAATGATAGAGAAGATCAATTTAGTGGATCACCTCTACAAATTAGAAGTGAGGATACAATAGCATCCCCATTTAAAACAAGTTACACAAATACAACTAATACAGCTTAATTATGCAATTACCTTTTGGTGAATGGTTGCCAGACCAACCAGAACATTTAAATCCAGGTGCTAATGTAGCAACAAATGTCTACCATGCACAAACAAGCTACAAACCAGTAAAAGGTTTAGTTGCTTATAGTGGTGCAAGTAATGTTACCCAAAATGCAAAAGGAGCTGGTAGTTTTAGAGATAATACTAATACAGTTTTTACATTTGTTGGAACAAAAGATAATATTTATAAACTTACATCTGGAACATTTTCTAGTGTAAAAGGCTCATGTACTGTAAGTGGTGGCGATACAGATTTTTTTACATTTACTCAATTTGGCCAATACATAATAGCAAGTAATGGTGTCAATGCACCTATGTATTATTTAATGGGTACATCAAGCACTTTTGCAACCTTGCAAAGCTTAGTAACATCAAGCGGAAGTGGAACTGTACCAGCTAAGTTTAGAGTAAGCGGTGTAATAAGGGATTTCTTGGTAACTGGTAACATAGAGAACGCAAAAAACAGAGTTGCATGGTCAGGTTTAAATGACATATCAACTTGGGAAGCTGGTGTAAGTTCATCAGATACACAAGATTTACCAGGTTCAGGTGGTCAAGTAGTAGCGATAACTTCTGGTGAAGTTGGTTATGTATTTAGACAAAACCAAATAATTAGGATGGACTTTGTTGGTGGTAATACTGTATTTAGATTTTCAGTTATATCCCCTAATAGAGGTGCTGTTTATGGCCAGACAGTAGCACAAGATAATAGACAAATATTCTTTTATGCAGACGATGGATTTTTTCAAATTAATGGTGACCAAGTATTACCGATAGGTGCAGAAAAAGTTAATAGATTTTTTGATAGCGATTTAAACAAAGCTTATACAGATAGAATAACTGCTGCGGTAGATCCATTTAATACTTTAGTAATATGGTTATATCCAAGTAAATTAAATCCTAACACAACAGGAATTTGCGATAGATTATTAATTTATAATTATGTTACGCAAAAATGGTCTGTTGCTAATGTAAAAGCTTCACAAATATTTAAACAATTTGTGGTAGTTAATACTGTAGAGTTGATGGATATAATATCTGAAAACTTAGATGATATTAATATTTCATTAGATAGTGCTTATTGGACAAGTGGTAATTTATATTTAGGTGCAGTAGATGAAAATTTTAAAGCAGCTATATTTTCTGGTAAAGCTTTAGAAGCTGAACTAGAAACTACTGAAACAGAAATATTTCCAGGTTTAAGAGCAAACATAACTGGCGTTAGACCAATTGTTGATGCAACATCTAATGTAGTTTTAAAAACTAGAGATAAACTTGCAGATACAGCTACCAGTTCATCCTCTAGTACAATTAACTCATCAGGTATCGCACCAGTAAGACAATCAGGTAGATACATGAGAGCTAATGTAAAAATACCAGCAGAGAGTTTATGGACTCATGCACAAGGAATAGATTTAACAGCTAGTCAAGGTGGNNNNAGATAATGAGTGATAAAGTAGATATTGATAATGTTAGATATTCATTTGAAGCACAAGAGCTTTTTCAAAGACAAGTAGAGGAAGCTGTTAATACATTAATTAATAAAAATAATACTGAAAACGATAAAGCCTTTAATTGGTTTATGGGGTAACAAATGACAACAAATATTAAAGATTATTCAACAACACAAGCAAGTAACACTTCATTAAATAGCATTGATGTTAATGAGGGAATGTTACCTAGTAATTTAAATAATGCCATTAGAGCATTAATGAAAAATACTAGAGATTGGTTTAACGATAGCCAATGGATTGAGTATGGTGATGGCGATGCAAGTTACACAGCAGCTTACGCATCAGGCACATCTTTTACAATTAGTGGTGTAGATGTAACTTCTGTTTATCATGCTGGTCGTAGAATTAAACTTACAGCTAGTACACCTGGCACAATCTTTGGAACAATTGCTAGTTCGTCATTTTCAACAAACACAACTGTCAATGTAACTTGGGATAGCGGTACGCTTTCCAATGAAACTATATCTAATGTTTATATAGGTGCATTATCAAAAACTAACTCATCAATACCTACAGAAATTATTGGCACAAGCAATATCGCTAGTAGTGCTGTAACGACTGCAAAGATAGCAGCAGACGCTGTTGATGGCACTAAGATTGCAGACGATAGTATAAACTCTGAGCATTATGTAGATGGATCTATAGATACAGCTCATATTGCAGACGCACAAATTACAACTGCTAAAATTACAGATGCAAATGTTACAACAGCTAAGATTGCTGCTGATGCAGTTGATGGTACAAAAATAGCTGATGATAGTATAAATTCAGAACACTATGTTGATGGTAGTATTGATACTGCACACATAGCAGATAGCCAAGTTACCCTTGCTAAACTTGCTGGTGATTCAGTCAACTCATCTAAAATTGTAGATGGTTCAATTGTAAATGCCGATGTCAATGCTAGTGCAGCAATAGATGCAACTAAAATACATGATGGCACAATTTCTAATACAGAGTTTGGTTATCTTAATGGTGTAAGTTCAAACATACAAACACAACTAGATGCTAAAGGTGCATCAAATGCAAACCTTACAGCAATTGGTAATCTTGCAACAACAGATGGTAACTTTATTGTTGGAAGTGGATCTACATGGGTAGCAGAAAATGGTGGAACTGCCAGAACATCTTTAGGGCTAGGAACTATTGCAACACAAGCTGCAAATAGTGTAGCCATATCTGGAGGTACGATTACAGGACTTGGTACACCATCATCTAACTCAGATGCTGCAACAAAAGTTTATGTAGATAATTTAGTTACAGGATTAAAAACAAGAATTATTTGTAGAGCTGCAACAACAGCAAATATTACATTATCATCTGATCTTCAAAATGGAGATACTTTAGATGGTATTACACTTGCAACAGGAAATAAAGTTTTAGTNAAAGATCAATCAGACGCTACAGAAAATGGTATTTATGATGTTGTGGCNTCTGGTACNGCTACNAGAAATACAGATTATGATACAGTTGCAGAACTTGCTGGTCAATTAGTTATAATNCAAGAGGGTACATCTAATGCTGATAAATTCTTTTTATGTACTACTGANAACTCAGGTTCAATTGGTTCAGTAAATATTACTTTTACAGTTGTTGTACCATCTAATCAAGGTGATGTAACTTTAAATGGTGTTCAAACATTAACAAACAAAACTTTAACATCACCAGTTATATCTGACATTGTATCAGTATCTAATGGTAATATATCAGTATCACCAAATGGTTCTGGAAAAGTTTTATTAGATGGTGATGGATCATCAGGTGGTGTTGCTGTTACAGATGGATTAGTAGAAATTAAAACTGGAACTGGTAATGTTGCTAAAGTAAAATTTTATTGTGAGTCATCAAATGCTCATGCACAAACTTTACAAGCTGCACCACATTCAGCAGCAAGTTCAGCAGTATTAGTTTTACCAACAGCTTCTGGAACACTTATTGGTACTGGCGACTCAGGTACTTTACCAGTTGCAGCAATTGATATTGA